AAGTCAATCAACTATGTTACTCTTACATTTGTTGCCACCAGAACTGGTGTTAGCTTTGAAGAAGTAGCAGGTCGAGTTTAACTTATCATATCTAAATAACAAAAGGAGATTTTAAAAAATGGCAACAATCCCACAGAGAACTATTTCTCAATTTAAATCTAAACTGATTGGAGGCGGTGCTCGCCCCAATCTGTTTGAGGTGCAAGTCAATTTCCCAGATGGGGTGGATCTTAATATACAGAATGATGGTGGTGGAGAGTTTGATGGAGATAGATTTAGATTTCTATGCAAAACAGCAGCTCTTCCTGCTTCCAATGTCTCAAACCTTGAGGTTCCTTTCAGAGGACGTGTTTTAAAGGTTGCTGGAGATAGAACATTTGAAAATTGGACTGTTACTGTAATCAATGATCAAGATTTTGGTCACTACAGAGCATTCCAAGCATGGGCTCAAAACATTGCTCAGTATGGTGATTCATCAGGTTTGACTGATCCTTCATCTTACATGGGACAAGCAACTGTCTATCAACTTGGTAGAAATGCTGCTAGTCTACAGGGTTCTAATAGTCCTGCTACTGATAGTAATATTCTTGCACAGTATAAGTTTGTAGATATTTTCCCAACTACAATTTCTTCTATTGACTTGTCATATGACACATCTGATACCATAGAAGAATTTACAGTTGACTTCCAAGTTCAATACTGGTATCCTGAAAGAGCAGGTGCTGGAGCCTGATAAATAAACATATAAGGTTTAACTTTTAATAATGGCAAGGTTATTTGGATTTTCTATAGAGGATACGGAGAAGATATCACCAGGTGTGGTATCTCCCGTTCCTGAAAATAATGCAGATGGATCTGACCACTATTTGACTAGTGGTTTTTTTGGATCGTATGTAGATATTGAGGGCGTATATAGGACTGAAGCAGCATTAATCAAAAGATATAGGGAGATGGCACTCCATCCAGAGTGTGATAGTGCCATTGAAGATATTATACAGGAAGCAATAGTTTCAGATACACATGATTCTCCAGTAGAAATTGAGTTATCTAATCTCAATGCTAGTGATGGTATTAAGACTAGAATTAGAGAAGAGTTTAAAGCAGTTAAAGACCTTCTAGATTTTGATAAGAAGGCACATGAAATTTATAGAAACTGGTATATAGATGGTAGAATCCATTATCATAAAGTAATTGATTTAAAGAAACCAGAAGAAGGAATAGTAGAATTAAGATATATTGATGCGATGAAAATTCGCTATGTAAGACAGCAGAAGAAGCAAGACAAAGACAATATTAGATTGGCTAATATTAATAATGACAATCCTATGGAATATGAATTTCCTGAGATTGAAGAGTATTTTCTTTATAGTCCTAAAGCAACTTGGCCTGCTCAATCTCCATCTGCAATGGCTGGTGGAAATAAAGGAATCAAGATGACTAGGGATTCTGTTGCATATTGTACTAGTGGATTAGTAGATAGAAACAAGGGGTCAACCTTATCATACTTACATAAAGCAATCAAAGCAGTCAATCAGCTTAGAATGATTGAGGATAGTCTTGTTATATACAGACTATCAAGAGCACCAGAAAGAAGAATATTCTATATTGATGTAGGTAATCTTCCTAAAGTTAAGGCAGAACAATACCTCAGAGATGTAATGATGAGGTATAGAAACAAGTTAGTATACAATGCTGACACTGGTGAGATTAGAGATGATAAGAAATATATGTCCATGTTGGAAGACTTCTGGCTTCCTAGAAGAGAAGGTGGCAGAGGAACTGAGATAACAACTTTACCAGGTGGACAAAACTTAGGGGAAATCACTGATATTAAGTATTTCCAAGAGAAGCTTTATAAGGCATTGAATGTTCCATCCACTAGAATAGGTGGAGATGGTGGATTTAATTTAGGTAGATCATCTGAGATACTTAGAGATGAAGTAAAATTCTCTAAATTTGTAGGTAGATTAAGAAAAAGATTTGCTAATCTATTCAATGATATTCTTAAGACTCAATTACTTCTTAAGAATGTAATTACCCCAGAAGACTGGGATATCATGAGTGAGCATATTCAGTATGACTTCTTATATGATAACCATTTTGCTGAGCTAAAAGATTCTGAATTATTAGCAGAAAGATTAACTATGGTAGCATCTGCTGAACCATATGTTGGTAGATACTTCTCACAAGATTATCTAAGACGTAAGATTCTTCGTCAAACTGATGAGGAAATCTTAGAACAAGATGAGTTAATGAAGAAGGAAATAGCTGATGGTGTAGTACCTGATCCTGCATTAATGATGGACCCAACTATGGGTGTAGAAGGTGAAACTTCAATGGGTGGTGGTGAAATGGGACAGGGTGCAATGGACCCAGAAGCAACAGATACAGCCAAAACTAAGGTAGAAATGCCTAAGGGTGGTGAAATCTAATAAATAAACTGTAAGGATTTTAAAACAATGGATGAATTAATGGATATGATCACCAAGGATGAGAGTCCTTCAGGTATCAGTGACGCTATTAAAGATGCTCTTTATGCAAAGTCTGCTGAGAAAATAGGTGCTCATAAAAATACTGTTGCAAATTCTCTCTTTGGATATGAACCAGAGACTGAGGATGAAAAGCAAGTTGCTAGAGAAGTAGATGGTTATGCTGATACCATTGCTGGAAGAGATAGGGAAGAAGTAGAGACTGAAGAGGAGGGTGAGGAATAATTATAAATAAATAAAATGATTCTGTATAAAGAGAATGACGCTTAGGACAGTTGGAGCAGGAACTTCAATAACTACGGGTACAGCATCTCAGCAGTCTATTCCAATATCTGGTAAATCTACTGCATTGAGAGTAGTTGCTACTGGGCAAAACACACACGTGGCTATTGGAACTGAACCTACTGCAGCTGTTACTGATTTTGTTGTACCAAAAGATAGTGCTGCTACTTTAGCATTTAGTAATACATCTGCTAAGGTTTCTTCTATTAGTACATCTACAACATATACTATTATTGATTTCCCTCAAGGAACATCTTCACCATTTGCAGCAGGAGATTATGTTACTTTAGAAACCCCATCAACAGGTGGGCAAGATTATTATGATTTCACTCATAAGAGAGTATACACAGTATATGATGGAACAAGAACTGCATATGCTCGTCAAGGTGAAAACTGGTTTGGTCAAAGAATAGTAGTTGAAAATGATTATGGAAGGAACATTAGTACTTCTTTAATTGATGATAATACAACTTTGAGACCATCCTTTAAAGTTGCAGCTAGAACAGATAGTGGTTCTGGCAAATTGTACATTCAACAAGTTCAAATTTCAGGAGAAGCTTAAATGAAACTCATTAGAGAAGAAATCGAATCTGTTGAATTTATAGTTGAAAACAGAGGCGGTAAAAAACAACTTTACATTGAAGGAGTATTTCTTCAAGGAAACATAAAGAACAGAAATGGTCGTATGTATCCTATGGAGACACTTCGTAGAGAAGTTTCTCGTTATAATGAAAATCATGTAGTATCAGGAAGAGCACTTGGAGAACTGGGACACCCAGAAGGTCCAACTGTTAATCTTGATAGAGTGTCTCATAAAATTACTTCACTTAAAGAAAGTGGTTCTAATTTTATAGGAAAAGCAAAAATCCTCTCTACCCCAATGGGTAAAATTGCATCATCACTTATAAGTGAGGGTGTAAAGTTAGGTGTTTCTTCTAGGGGTATTGGTTCATTGAAGCAAACTCGTGAAGGAATTAATGTTGTTGGTGAAGACTTTATGTTAGCCACAG